CCAGTGAAGGGGTCAAAGATAGCCCCCCCCTTGGTGAAGTAGAAGGGCTTCACATCGTCGGCCTGCTTGGCTAACACTGCGTCAGCCTTGAGCTTGTAAGCTGCGCCCTCCTCCGTTGCCCACATTGGGGTCAGAGAGATCGATGCCATCGGGATGAACAAGCCAGCGGTAGCAGGGTCTTCCGGAGTGACAACGATGGAGACTGATGAAGCCTTCAACTTAGCTGGGAGAGGGTCATCCTTCAAGATGAACATTTCCAACTCTAGAGTTTGAGAGCCAGCCGAACGCCGAACGTCTAGCGTCTCTCCGCCCTCACCCTTAAGCTCCTTCTTCTCCCCTTCTTGCCCCTCAAACTTCGTGGAGTTATCCTTGACGTTTGGGATGGTTTGCAACCCCGCCGTAGGGATTGTCTTGCCCGTCGTATCAGGGTCGCCAATCTTGATAGTAGGCTTCCCCCATGCTGCTTTTGCCATAGTTATTTTAATTAGAGTTTATTGTCTGGGTTTATAACCGAAAAGCGAAGCCTAACAACAACAAAGTGCTCTTTAGTATCCTCTTCTCGCATGGTGTACACCGCAGAGGCTAGGCGTACGAGATAGTCCCCCGTCAGATCAGCCGTGAGGCCTTCTGCCCAAGTTGTAGCTATACGCTCTAGCTCAGCGGTGCGCCTTGCATCCTCCGTAAGGGTGGCCGTCATACCAACGGATATATCAGGCACAAAGACATTAACTACAGCTACCCCCTCTTGACGCTGTGAAGCGGTAACAGAGATGATGTGGAGTGTTATATCCTCATACTTGCTATCTCGTGGACGTTGCCCCCCTCGATAGACCTTCCCAGAGATAGCCTGAGCCAGAGGGCTATCAACGAGAAGTGCTAACAGGTCTGTTTGTATCTCCTTGGAGGTTCGCATGGTTTATTCTTTTCGCCATTTAAGGCGAAGCTTGTTTAAGATGATAGGGACTTGCTCCTCGGCTAGTAGCTGTGCAGATGTTAGCACGTTTTTTCCTTTTGCCTCGACATACTTTGCATAATGCATTCCAGCCACAACGATAAGCACAAGCCCCTGCTCTGTTGTCTCGCTAGACACCTGCTCTAGCGTCTGCCTGCTTTTAGCTTCACCCTCTGGAGTTCCCCCAGAAATCACTGGAGCTCCGAGGGGCTTGCCATCGCTCATAACGACATAGCCAATAGAAGCACGTAGATTCCCAGATTGGTCAGAATAACTACCATTATCCCTAGCCTCATTGATGCACTTTTGTCCAAGATGACGAAGGCTATGGACAACGGCTTGGCGTCGCTTCGCCAATTCGCCATGTAGGTACTTCTCTATCTCGGAGTTGGCAGTAGTCATTTTAACAGGCATAGCTACTTCGCTTTTATGAGGTACTTGCGTACAGCCTTGAGGGGTCTAGCCTCAATCACTTGGAGCTCCACACCATCCGAGCAGTCAGCTTGCCCCTCGTAGTAGCTAGGCAGAAGTCGCACACGCTCTGGTATAGGGAGTTCTGGCAACCACTCTACGAGAATCGAATACACGGAAGATACCACTGACTCGCCCTGCGACCTGCTGGTATTATCCCACAACTTCGTGCGCCACTGACAGGGGATGGGATCAGACCAAACGATTTGAGGCTTCACTGGGAAGCCTTCACTATCGAGTGTTTGACCTACCCCATTAGACGTCGCCTCTGGCAGCTGTATGTATCCGTTCTCGTCGCAGAGCATGTAGTAGTTATTTGCGAAGGAGTGACCCTTTATACCCATAGCGAGGTCTCTTTGGCGCATTTGGGTCACCGTATTTCCGGTATATCCTCTCTGCCTCTTTTGCCATCTGCTGGCGAGTTGTCTCTAAGATGCTAAAGGAGACCCCCTCCTGAGTGACATTGGGTACTTCCGATAGGTACACCAGCACATCAGCCCTCACGAGTTGGTACTCCCTTCTCCTCGCTAGATCCCCCCGAAAATCTTCGTCAGGATGAAGCCCTCGCTCCATGCACCTAAGGCGTATAGCCTCAGGTGACATGGGGTAAGAGCTAATAGATAGCAGAGCCTCTTGGATAGTCATGATCTACAAGGCTTACACTCGCTCCTTCTTGGCCTTCGTTTCCTTCTTGCTCCCAGAGGTGACAGTCTCCGTTTCAAGAAGGAAGATTTGAGAGCCTCCGTCAATGACGGGGATAGCATGCGCCTGCGCCATTGTAACCTCCGAGAAGGGGTTTACCTCGTGATACACGCTGATCAGCGTGCCCTGATCGCCAGTGGCGTACTCCACACCCTCTACAGGGTTGGTCTTCTCGACGCAGTCGCTCCACACGAGGCGACCTACCACATTAGACTGGGTAAACACCACATTAGCCTCTTCCCAAGGGCGAACCGTACGAATGGTACCATCATCTCCCTGCACACGGAAGGTCGAATCCACGACGATAACATCGACGGAAAGCTCATCCTTCAACGCCTCAAGGAGCGTCGCCCGAGAGGGCACTGGGATATTAGCTGGATCGGTGATGATAGCGCCGATGTGGCGTGCCCCAAGCTGCTTACCCTCCGCAGAAGAGCGCAGCAGGTTGAACGCCTTTCGGGAGATCATCATGACGGAAGGGCGTAGACCGACACTTTCAGCGTCTTCAAGGATGATCTGCAGGTCAGACAGAGGCTTTGCTCCATCTTCCGACCACTTCTTGCCAACGGTAAAGGTGTTCTCCTCCTTGTAACCGAAGTTTACACGGATACCCTTGCCATTGCTATCCTCGTCACGCATGAGCGTAAGACCCGTGGAGAGCCCCTGCAAGAACATGATCTCCTTGGCTACCTCTATACCCTTAATACAGAGGTCGGAGTCAGCCATTAGCTTTGCGGCTATCTGCGCTTCACTCCCACCAGTGGCGATTGCCACCTGCAGATCCTTGATGTCACTCTCCTTCTTTCTGTAGGCCATTGCGATCTTAGGGATCTTGCCCGTTGCCTTCTCGAAGGAGCCCCGACTCTTCAGTGGGACGGACGAGTCCATAGCCACAATGTCCGCAGAAACAACACTGCGAGAGATTGAAAGGCCATCCCAAGAGTCCTTTGTGGTATGCTCCTCGGTGAGCATCTCCTTGTGCAGGAGCTTTGGCTGCGAACCCTCTGGCTTCCCATTGATCATCTCGTAGATCTTTGCCGCTGTTGGTCGCAGATACTTTGCGATAAACTCTCTGAAAATAGAAGCAATCATATCTATCTCTGTTTTTTGTTAGAGAAACTGGATGTTGGGCAGTGCCTTCTTCACCTCATCGGTGTACGGATAAGGAGCGGCCGAGGCTCGCACCTGCCCAATAGTTAGACATCCTGCCATGGGCGCCGAAGCAAGAATGTCAGCGACAAGGATGCCTGCTGGCGTCTTATCTCCAAACGCTGCATAAGCGTTACCCGTTACAGGTGCGGCGTAGTACTTGTTGTCCTTCTTGAGGATCACATGCCCCGCCAGCACCGTCTTCGTATCCGCTGGAAGCAGAGATAGGTCTAAGGCTACTCCCCCGGGAATGTCACCTAGATGCCTGACTATGACGATGGAGCTCTTCCCATCGCTCGTCTTCACCTGGCTCGTCTTAAAATCAATCATACTTAGTTTTGGTTAGTAGGTTGGTTATTACAACTTCCCAAAGCTGGGCGACGCCTTAATGACGGCATCCACATCCTCCTTGCTGGCTTCGTCAGAGTCTGAGGTCTTGCCGCTGTCACTGGCTCGTGGACTAAAGGTTGCGCCCTTTGCCTTGTGGTCTTTTACTATATCGTCTATCTCCTTCTCGATCTCACCTTTTAGTTTTTCAAAGGCCTCGTCTGATAGGTCTTGGTAGGAGGTTCGAGAGTAGGCTACACGTAGACTATCAGGGAGTTTAGCTACCATCTGGTCAAAGATAGCCTTTCTGCCATCTGTTACCTTGCCCTTCTCCAAGGCGTCTACCTTTGCCTGCAGGGCTTGGTTGCTCTCAATGAGGGCTTTCGCCCAAGCTGGAGCAGTCTCTTCCGCCTTGGAAGGCTCAACGGCTGGCGAGCTGGGAGTCTCTGAGCTGGAAGGCTTTCCATCCTTTAGGTTATGCTTCTTCTCGTAGTTCTCTACGGCGGTCTTGGTGGCCTCGGTGGCTCGTCTGTCTGCTTCACGCTTGGCCTCATCGATCATCTTCTCTGCGGCCGCCTTGACCTCATCATCGGAGGCACTTGGCATTTGCGCCTTGAGTAGCTCTATAATCTTCTGTAAGTCCATATACATCTGTAATTTAGGTTGGTACTCATATATAACTCATTATTTCAAAGTGACAAAATGAAGAGAATAGAACATATATAGAATGCGATTATTATAAAAATATTCGTATCTTTGCACTGTGGATATGGCACATAGTAACACAATATACCACCTTGTGTATGGTGGAAGGCATCACTACTTTGGCTCGATAGCCTCTATCTACGAGGCTTTCACCCCCGACGATCTTGGGGTGTCCATCCACACACTCTGGGCGTACAAAATCACAGAGGAGCACCCATACATAGGCAAGAGGTGCGAAATTCGGAAGGGAGAGATAAAACGAAAGAAGAATAAAGCAAGATGATAGGTGCATACGCGAGAGGGTGATACGACTAATAACTACCGCTGCCCCCCCCCTCGCTTCTTTAAATTTAAAAATCAAATGAGTAATCCAGATGTGCCACAAGCGGTTAAAGACGCTGCAAGGCTTATACTAGAACGAGATGGTGGAACAATAATCCACATAGGTAGGTACGAAGGCAGTCAAATCTACTCCGCCTTCATAGAAGGGGCGCAAACTGGGTTTCCTACAGTGTACAGATTTGATGGTGTATCGGCTGTAGAGCTACCCACAAGCGAAAGCCTTCGCTTACTTAGCCTCCTTTGCGAGGATTGACAGTTGTTCAAGGTTGAACAGCTTATCGTCAATTCTAAAAACGCCATCGAAGCTCTTTAGCCTTGTTGTGCCTCCATTTATGAGTGACGCCATCGAAAGCCTATCAGAGTCACTATTATCAACCTGTGGCTCTACATACAACAGACTCCCATCTGCTGTACGTTGCAGAATGGTCGCATGCCCACCGCCTCCACGCCAAGAAGTCGATACGTAGTAAACGCCGACCTCCCTGCAGTTCTCCTCATAGAACTCTTTGTACCTATTTGGTGTCATAGATTTGTATCGCCTACCCTCCGCCCACTCTCTCGTGGAGATTAGCTGTATTGGGCTGCCGTCAATATTTTTGAACGTGTTTAACCACCCTCCACTTGCGACACTTTCCACCATTGACCCTTTTATGTTTGGCATAGCCGTAACATTGAACCCACGTAGGCGTAGCAGATAGCATGGTGTACACGCCGCACAGTTAATACTGTATGGCTTAGCCTTGGCTTCGTCGTAAATGGGGTTGGCTTTGTACTTTCCACTCTCGTCTCTTATGTACTTGGGAGTATAACTAGGATTTGCACTTTGCTTGTCCGCCTCGTCAATACCCATTGGGGTGCCTTTTGTAATACCAAGCGCCTTTTCCAACTCCATACTATTACGTGCAATAGCAAAACGAGCATCGTCTCCAATGTTGGTGGGTAGCCCCTCAAGATAGGGGCGCAACCTTCTCTCTTCCCAGCGCTTCTTTATCGCCTCTACCTGCTCTGGTGTACGAGCTTCGTGTCGAGCCTTCGAGCGTTCTATCAGAGTGGGCTTAATCGACTTAGGCGACTTACCCCTCAACCTAAGTGTGCTGGCATTATCACGCAGCCAGTATGCAGGCCTGCCTTGGTCAAAAGCTCTGTCTATGCGATCTCCGTTGTTTGCCACCCAATCTTTGAGACCTTGTGGTATTTCGGTGACCTCTGGAGTGTCCTCGGGGGTGAAGGGGTCATCTGAGAGTATCGTCTTTACGTAGCAACGGCAGAGCGGATGCCACCCTACAAACTTGAATCCCTTTGGATACCTACCTGCGAAGTCATCGCAGATACAATGGAAGGGCTTTCCGTTCAATGTGTGGTTATTCGAAAGGCACACCTCTATTCCCCTCACAAAGTCTAGCTCTTGTATGCGCTCATAGTCGGCGGTACGATATGCCATGTTTGTCTCCGTCGCTGTCAGGCGCAGAGCATTCTTGTAGCTCGATCGGTAGACGCCTTGCCCAGGGTGGTATGCTTTAGCCCTACTTGATAGGTGCAGCTGGCCATGTACGTCTCGAACTCGCCGGAAAAGCTTGTTGGGCTCAGCAAGGTACTCTCGTACCGATCGGCTCATAGCAGGGGCGTCTAGCCCATCTCGCAGCCCTAGATCTAGGCTCATCTCGAGCTCCTCCTTGAATTGATCCGTGTACTTCCACACCCTATCACTGAGATTCAAGCCTTGCTCTCTACGAGCTGTAAACGACTTCACTCCCTCCGCACGGCGATGCGGTACAGCTTGGCCACCAAGCACACTCTTTACCAACTCGTCGTTTTTCTTTTCGGCGAGATCCCATGCATAAGCGACGGAAGCAGACACGGTGCTGAGTATCTGCTTCTGCAAGTCTTTGATGAGTTTGTCGCTACGCTTCTTTGTTAGCGGGTAGTCATCGAAGCTAAAAGGCTTGCCTGGGTCGAAGTCCACCTGCATAGCCAATATGGAGGCTTCGTTGAGAGCTACACGAAAGAGATTAAGCACACGTCGTTGCGTTGTGCCGATCTTCTTCGCAACCTCCTCGGCGTACCTCGCCTCGGGCGTTTGCTTCTTAGTCATATCTATACTGCTGCAGCTCTAACCTAAGAGATAGGAGTGGTCTCGTTGTGCTGGGTAGGTAGTCTATAATGCTCATTGACTGGTAGCGCAGGTAGTAGTCTGCACCAGAAATCGCCCAATGGCCTGCGACATTACTCCTAAGCTGCGATGCAAATTGCAGATAGGTCTCGATGGTATTTTGTGCGTCTATCCACACCGTCATCTGCACTGCCCGCTCCTTGCGGCCAACAGCATTGTACACCTCTTTCCCGTCAGATGTTCTACTGCTTCGGGCGAGGGCAACCTTGGGCGAGGGAGGGAGGCGTAGCACCCTCCAATCGGGGGCAATTCTAATACCCCTTCCAGCTAGCTCTGCATCAGACAATGTTATACTCTTTGGCACACCGTCACCAAATAAATTCAGCAAGCTGTCGCTAGAGGCAGACAGCTCTACAAACACGGCAAAACCAGCCCATCTGGCCTGCGTTAGCCACTTGTCCGCCCTATCTATACCGAAAGGGCGTAGCGACACAGTATGGCCTCCCACAACCACCTCCAGCCTTACGAATTCAGAAGACACCAACGCCTTAATATCCCCATCGCTTACAGATGGCAAAATGAGGCGTAGGCTTGTCTCCTTGGCGTCTAGGTAGAGAGGCTCTGATAGGTCGTACTCCCTACCATCCACCTCCGCCCAGTCGCCAACCAGTCTAGGCTCTTTTGCCTTTGGTAGACACAAGAGGTCGGCGGTATTGAGGAGTTCTGCGTTGATCGTCCTATCTTGCAGCTGTAGTTGCATCATAGTACAAGAGCTGTGCCATCATCATTAACAACATCAACAGAGCAGGTGGCGTCTGCGTACACCTTCACCGTTGCATATCTCCCCGCCCACACTGTAGCCTTTGCGCCGTGCATGAAAATGAGGGTCGTCACTCCAGCATCTGAACACTCTACATCTATTGACAGCAAGCAATCTCCAGCTATCAGGTGCGCCCCCCCAGAGAGGCGTAGGTTGTCTTGCTCTCCATCAAGCAATAGTACATTTTCATCGGCAAGATCCTCTGTATGAGCTTTAAGCAGCTCAAGAGTTGGGAAGCCAGAGGAAATAGCGTGCTCTATCCCACGGGGGTGAAATAGCAGCTGTATCAGTTCGTGCACGGAGTATTCCCTACCCTCCCTCATCAGGCAGGACGGCGCCTCCTTCGATACCTCCTTGTATATCTGTTCGCTCAATGTCATATATAGTAGCCTTTGGTACTCATATATACAGATTTATTGCGTACATTGGAGCGTTTGCTTTCTCCGATTTTATTGCCTACCTTTGTAGTGCAGATAGCCACAAGTTATCTGTACTGTCTCCCCAGCAGGGGAGTGAGTTAAAACGAGCACAAAAGCTCTAATAGTCTTGTTAGTCTCACTAGAGGCGTCACCAGACTTACTTTTCTTGAGAGGGGTGTCCCAATGGGCATCCCTCTCGCTTTTTTGCTATCAAACGCACATCATCGACCACCATACATACCAACACCACCACCCTGATGAAAATTTTTCTTCTTGATTTTCAGTGACTTGCAAAATATTTTGCCCAAAATTTTGATGGGTCAAATAATTGACCTATCTTTGTAGTGTCGAAAGGGTCACACCTAAGACAAAGAAAAGTAAGTATCACGGCGAAAGCCACAAGCAGCAAGAACAAGACAATGGACAAGACGATGAACATGGCCGAAGTGCCATACACAGAGATCGAAGACATCATAGGTATGCCAATCGTTGGTTACAGATACGGCGATGCGCCCGAAGAGGGGTACTCATACAACCATAGAGACAGAGAGTATGAGCCTGGTGTATCATTAGCTCAGTGGGGGCTAATACCTGAGATTTTCTCGTTTGCCATATCGGACGTTTGGCACCTCAAAAAGAGATACTATAAGGGTGTTGTTGCCGGTATCGGTGGTGATGATGAGATCTGTATCAAAAAACACAAAGAGATCACGTACAAAGAGTATCTACAACTACGCAAAGAGCTATACCAGTCAAGCGTTGCCTACCTCAATTACAAGATAAGCATACTGAGATACTTTGTAAGAGCCGGGTACTCGCCCGCAGACCACATGAGCAAAAAGGCAGACGATTTCGAAGAGCTTCGAAGAAAGATCATTAAGAAGTTTAACAAATAGCCTAGCAACCAAAAAGAAAAGCCCCGAGATGCCTAGTGTATCTCGGGGGCTTATCAGAGGTCTACAACCATCTACAATAGAAAACTATCCCGCCTCTGCACCAGTAGAGGTGGGGATACGAATAGATAGAGATATGAGAGACAGATTAAAAGCATTCGCGCGACACAAGGGGATGACAGAGTACCGCTTTTGCAAGGAGGCGGGGGTTAGACCCAATTTCCTCAACTGGGGGCCTCCCGGGGTTAGCTCCAAGTCGCTGCACAAGATTGGTCAGGCCTTCCCCGACCTCAATCTGCATTGGGTGGCTACAGGCGAGGGTGAGATGCTCAAGGGTGACGATGACAGGATCCCTCTATCTACCCACAGGGCTATTGTAGAGGCAAGAGACGCAAGGATCGAGCAGCTCGAGAGTATTGTCGCAAAACTCAGAGATAAAATCAAAGAACTGAAAAAGAGGTAGTTAAGAAAAACTTCGCCCAAAATTTTGGTAAGTCAAATAATTGACCCATCTTTGCAGTGTGAGAGACAACAACGCCACTCACAAAAAAGAAAAGTAAGTACAACGGCGAAAGCCACAAGCAGCAAGACAATGAACAAGACAATCGAAATCGCAGGTAAGAGCTACGAAGTAGAGAGCTACAGCGACGAGCGCAAAATCTACGTAGAGGCTGGCGAGCTACTAAATGTCGTGACCGAAGACAACGCAGAAGAGGTTGTAAGCGACCTCATCGCAGTAGCCGAGGGTATAGCTTTTGACAGCGCCCGTAGCATGATAGAGAGCGAGGATGTACCATACGGCGAGTGCATGGTAATGATGTCGTTTAACGACATTGAAGGCGAAAGCATATTCCTCTCAGCTGAAGTCGAGGCGTATGCAGACGAATCTATGAACGGCAAGATTCGTACAATTACAACAATGAAACTTCCAGAATCTCCATTCGACGAAGATAGCGACGACTACCAAGAGGCTGTCGCCGAAAACTACGAATGCGTGCGTTATAAGCTTATGAAGCTTGACAGGTATGAGAGTGTTAGCTCTGACGAGATGGACGAAATCATCGAGGCTAACCACAATTGGTTTGTAAACAACGAAGAACAAGACTAAGAAAACAGCCCCCACAGATCTAGCTGTGGGGGCTGTTTTCTTTTTGGCCATTAGCCATAATCTGGACACCAGACACTTACACCTGAAAAATAGCCGATTGTCCACGCTGTCGGCTCGCTTTTTGGCCTTCTTTTGGCCTTTTGCTCACCTCACATATAAGGCGAGCAAAGGCAATGCAACACACTGAAACACAGACAGCTGTTTGTTTGCTTGCCTTTTGCTCTGCCATCTTTATGCTAGACGAGACGACGCACAAGTGGCAGCCAAAGCCTACGGGTCTTGACACCCACGTAGCCAAGGACTGCTACGGCGAGCACCCAAAAGCCTGCTATCTGTCGCTTCTGCCACTTGCCGAGGGGCTTCTCTACCTCTCTCACCTCGACCTTCTGTACGTCTCGGTCTCGGTAAACTATACTATCTCTATAAACAATAGGGGTCTCCGTCTCTATCGGGCGGGGCCCCGCCTTAGTCTTCAGCTCATGCCGAAGCGTCCCGTCTCGGTAGACGTGTGCCGTGCTGACCGCCCAGTCGTTCTCGAGGCGACTCGTGCTGTCCTTGACTTGGGCTACCGCAACCTGCTGAGGCACGTGGATGCGAACGGTGTCACGCTTGTACACTGTCCGTTCTACCACCTTGGTGTAGATGCTGTCACGCCTCACCTCGCTCTGGCTGGGGAGCGTCCTCCGCCGTGCCCCACAGCCAATCAAGATGAGCATTAAGACGAATAGGATGCCAGCAAGCACGCACCACCTCATTATATCTTCTCTCTTAGCTTTCATAGCTTTGATGTTTTATTTCCTTGTGGAGAGGATAGGCTACTTGCCTACCCCGTCTAGCTTCTCCCGAATTTTGTCCACGAAGTCTGCGCCGCTCCCTCCCTCTGGAGGAGTAGCCGATCCTCCCTCACTCGGGGGAACGGGCTTAGGGTCGGGTTCCTTGGGAGACTCCTTGGGCGGTAGCCCGTAGAACTCGGGATGCCACTCCCTATCTAGGGCGTAGGCTTCGGCTTCATCCATGATCTCATACAGATGTGCATCTTCCTTCGGCGTGCGAACGAGTCGCCCAATCGTCTTGCGCACACGGCTAACTACCATCTTCCCCTCGGGGGCTTTGATTCTTACTGACTTTCCCATAACTATAAGACTAAAAAAACGTTAAACTATCTATAGTTGATCGTCCAGCCCTTGGAGCTTGCCACATCTCCGAGCTCGACCATTTCATCCTCGTGATCGTCTACCAGCTTCTGAGGGAGGTAGATGGTCTGCCCTGTAACCGTTCGAGCTTCATTGATGAGATAGCGGGCACTCTCTAGTGACAGATTCTTAGACCCAAATATCACTAGGCTTGTAGATATACCCTTCACTCTGATTTCTCGCAGCTTAGCACACTCAGTCAAAAAGTTTGACACATTAGCCCCGGCAGCTAGGTGAATAACACCCTCCACCTCTTCCAGATTGGCGCACTTGTCAAACATATATCGGACGTCACTGATGAGTCCCCCTGACATGGACAGCTTTACCCGTGTCAATTTGGGGCAGGCGTAGAATAACGCAAACACGTTAGTCACAGCTGGGGCATCTCCAAGGCTTGCTGTTTTTAGCGATGTACACTCAGCGAAAGAGTAATACATAGTGGTCACTAGTGGCATAGCGCCAATCTTTACCTCCTCAGCCCCGATTGCCTTATGAGCTATTTGTTTTGCGTTAGTCATATTGGGCATGTCGGGCAAGGAGAGCATCCTCACCTTGGGACTCTCCTGTATGAAGCTCTCCATGTTCACGGCTCGATCAACCCCCTCGATAGAAGGTACACTAGTGAGGTTATGGCATCTAGCAAAACACCATGATAGGTCACCAGAGGAATACCCATCATCGATTTTTAACGGAGGAAGAACCTCGTCTATCCACTGATAGAACTGCTGCGATTTATATATCTTTACAGGAGTTGGCTTTAGACCTCTGATCTTTTCTGGGAAGCTGGAAAAACCATCGTCTTCTCCCACTTCTGCACCAGACTCTACCAGAGCCTTCTTTATCTCATCCTTGTCACGTGCAAGTGCTAGCAGTTCATCTGCTACAGCTTTTGGCGTATTCATCGCTTTGTACCTCTTAGTTTCTTCAATGTTTCCAGCATGATGAGCCAACCATTGCTAGCCCACTCTTCCTCTGTCATTTTCGGTTCATCCTTTGTTGTGTCTAAGTAGCTTTGGTAGGCACTCTTACCATCGACACCATCAAGACTAGACAACCACTCCTCACGAGATTTCTTAGGGCTGTCGCTGGTCGTAGCAACATAGACGTCGTATGCGCTATCTCCTTTATCTCCCTTCAAGCTAGCTAGCCACTCGGATAGAGTTTTCTTTGGCTCGTCAGATGTCGTTTGTAGGTAGATTTGGTAGGCGCTGAACCCCTTTTCTCCCCTTAGGCTGTCCATCCACTCAGGTAGCGACTTCCTAGGTCTTTCAGATGTCGTCTGTAGGTAGATTTGGTAGGCACTGAACCCCTTGAGGCTCTCCAGCCAATCTGACTCAGACAGTTTAGGATCGTCCGTTGTGGTGCTAAGGTAGACATCATAGGCGCTCTTACCTTCCGCTAGATTGGCAATAACAACGGAGATATTACCATGAGACAGTCCAGCATCCGCCCCATCGGGAACAACACGGCACAACTCTGACAGCAGAGTCACATCCCTGTAGCCGTCGGAGAAGCGAGAATCTAGCTCACGAACTCGAAAGCGAACCTTGTAACACCCTAATCCTAATCGCTCTGTCATCTCCTTTGTGACCTCCAACTTGATGAGCTTTCCGTCAATATTGACGTCCACGCCCTCTGTGCTACCAAACTCTGTGCGAACCTCGGCCTCTATGCTTGCTAGGTCGTTTGGGTCGATAATATCTTCCACATCTGGGTCTGGGCTCGTGCCGATCTCTCCGTCGTGCCTGTATAGCACAATGGAGAAGATAGTATCAGTGCCTATCCTCACCCTCGGGGCGTTCCCCTTCATCTTATTTGCACATCCCATAATCTTCTATGCTTGGGGCGGAGGGGGAGAAAAATCGGAAATCCCGATTTTCCCCCGACCATCAGCCTTGTTACTTGATATGCTTATAGCCTCTCCCGTTGTAATTGAGTACTTGGCCTCTAGGCTTGCCTCCTTCTGGGGCAATAGACACATGCACCCAGCGACTACCTCCCCCGGGTCGCTCATCTATGAGCTGGTCGAAGCCTCCTAGCTTGCGGATAACACCAAAGAGCCTATCTAGGTCTGGCACTACTAGGTCAGCGGCGAGCCCCTGCTTGTGCTGGCTATTTGACGCACCGCCAACAGCACGGTTTAGGTCACCACATCGATACCCCGAGGACACCCGTATAGGCTCCCCGTATACCTCCCGTATGAGGTCTAGGTAGTCCATCAGGCGATGCAGGTTAGGCAGTAGATGTGCTGGCGGAGTATTGTCTATTGGATTTGGCTTGTGCGTCTCCGCCGTTCGGCTACGCACCAACTCCTCCAGCGTAAAGTACTTATGATCAGTGTTCATCGCTATCTCCCATTTCTAGTTTGTTCGCTTCTTCACGCTCCTTTTCCTTTAGCTCGTCGAGGGTGATCCCTAGGTGTCTCTCCGTCTTGTCAATCAGTACACGTCTAAGCATCTTCCAAAACCGCCCATCCTTACCCGATCGGCAAGAGCTCTCATTCTCAAGGATTGAGACAAACTGCTCAAAGCAGATAGCACCAGTGATCATCATAGCTAGAGGAACGAAGCTATGATTGAAGACGAAGTGCTCCACTAGATAGGCGAGGAAGATTAGAGCTAGCCTTGTCGGGATAGTCACCCGTACGGTCTTCCCGAAGGCGAAGCTCGTAAACTTACCGTCTCCCTTAGAGTCCTCGGGGTACTGCTTGTGCACACGCTTGCTTAGCTTGTATGCCGTGTAGGCATCGTACAAGATGAACAAGATCGCCACACTCGCCAGTGGGAAGGTAGGCTCTAGCTTGGCTAGAAGATAGCCAATAACACTGCCGAAGAGCGTACAAAGTACCTTCCACACATAATACACGTTACTCATTGTTAAGAAATAATTAAGTTGGTTTGGTTATATATAATACTACTCCTTGTAGTTGTTCCCTACCACTATGAAGCTAAAGTTGATGATATTCCAGCTGTCGTCGTGGTGCTTGGTTGTTATGTCGAAGGCTGTATCGGTTATCCTACTTGCAGCGGCCGTCTGTGCTCCAGCACCTATGCTGTTAGCCACAACAATGTAGTCATGATGCCTGATGCTATGGGATATTCGGTACTGACCATTTGCAACTCGCTGTATGGTACAGTCTTTGGCATACGCCCCCCAGATACGCTCAAACCCCACATTTCCACCAGACACACTCACCTGCCCTGCTAGGAGAACACCCGGCATATCTGTCTTGCCTCTAATAGTGAGGAACGGGTATTGACCATTGGTACTATTAAGGAGGTAGAACATCTGCTTATGCCCGTAGAAGGCGCTGAGGCCGAACTTGCCAAACACGACCTCCCGCACGTTTTCATTGCGCCCCGAGACCTTGTACTTGAGCGTGAATGGCTGGCTGGTAAACGTGGTTACGGCTGGGCTCCCTGCGTATGCATTGTGCCCATCAGCCAATACTGTGCTGACGTTGGCAACCAAGCTAAACACGTATAGGCCAGCGGAGAGCCCTCTCTTGTCGGCCTGCATGGGGTAGGTAATTGCGCTTGGCATAAAGCCCTGCATAGCACCGCTCCGAAGATACTCGGTGAACTCGTACACCACGACACCACGACTATCCGTGATGCGAAGATTGATAGTGGCGTAGGAGGTGATCTTGTGGTACTGAGAATTCTCGTGGCGTACGGAGATGTTCCAAGGCAGCTCAAACTGAATCATCGAGCCATCGTTTTGCACGTTGAAGCCAACACGGAAGAGCTCCACCTGCCTAATCTCCTTATCGAATGAGTTCTGCGTGAACTCTACCCGCTGCACGCTCTTAGTGCTTGCGCTGTCTTGGAAGGAGCTATTTAGCAGGTCTTTGAGTGGTGTTTGAGCACCGCCTATACGGACGTCGTCGCGACCGCCCTCCTCACCCTTGAAGACAACAACGCTACCTCCCTCCTCGATGTGCATATTGCCGATATGCCCCGTACCATCGTGGTTAATCTCCGTGGTGGCCTTGCGCTGGGGTGTCCCCCACCCCGTAACGCCAGCGGAGAAGGCGGGTAGCGAGAAGTCACCCGACAAGAAGGAGCGTACGTTGCCCTGCCCGTCCTTAGCCCCAAGGATAGAGGCTAGCACAAGCCCCCCCTGCACATCCGTGCTACCCTCCTTGATAGCCTTGTATATGTAGGAGTCTGGGTGTGTGTGCTCGCTACCATCGGTGTAGACGAAACGGATGCTTGGGGAGGCTATCACCCCCGAAACAAGGTCGAAGTACGAACGTCCGTCGGGTGTTGCGATCTTCTCCGTGCGTATCTGCCCCGGAAGTATCTCGGTGAAGCCATAGAGGCGAGTGAATGAGCGATCGCCATCGCTTCCCTCAGATGACACGATGCCAACTAGTAGATTTCGCTTATTCCCGTCTTCAAATGGGAGGAAATCCTCCTTAATTTGCCACTTTCCCTTTACGCCGCCAAGCACTCCACGCACGTATATGTAGTAGCTCTTTGTACTATCCGTGAGAGGGGGGCTCGATAGCTCCTTTGCGGCAAAACGCCACACGGAAGCTTGGGCAATAGACGAAGACAACACTCTATCCGCCTCTCTATTAGCCGTAAGGTGCTCAATACTACCCTCGGGGAGGGTTAGCACCTTAGTGTTTTGGTCAAACACAGGCGACCATGAAGTGGTGTTGCCCAAAGAGTCGATAAACCGAAATTGCAGGCTTGGGTCTCCGGCAATGAGCTGCATAGTGCGCACTAACACTGGCGTGATCTCCTTGCCGTACTTGTCGCCGAAGGCCTTAGCGATCTTCTCGGAGGCCTCTATAGCCTGCTGGAGAGTCCTCCGACCCTCCCGATACAACTCCTTCTCCTTGTCCTTGCTTTGCGCTACACTATCCTTTAGTTGCTCGATAGTGGATAGGATAGATGACCCTACGGCGTTGTTCGACAGCTCTATCTCTGGCGACTCTGGAGCATTGAGGAAGTCCTTGACGCCTATGATTCGGATGTCTACGCCATCTGGGATAAGTTCGGCGTCAGACAGCCTGACGTACGCCCCGAGGCGAATGTGTCCACCTCTGTTTAGCCAGTCTTTCTTTGTCCACAAGCCGTCAAGCTCTGCCTTATAGACGTAGGCCTCTAGGCTCGACTGATAGAGAGACTTCAACGCTCGCCTCAACAGCTCCCACTCTGCGCCAGTCTTGGTAGCATCATCTCTGAGGTAGCTCTGTGGTAGATTGACATTGAACACGGCGTACTTATCCCCCGCCTTGGGTAGGTAGGTCGCCGAAGGCATGACGACGCCATCCTCCTCCTTGGGGAGAAGAGCAAACCTCCTAGCGGGCTTGTCTGAACCTGCATTGTGGTAGTAGTGAGCATCGAATGTAACGCCAGCGAGCATGCCAGACTGAAAGA